GCTAAAATCCTCATGGAGCGGTGGAAGGTCAGCCTCTTTAGACTTACCGCGCTCCACTAACAACTTCGGCTGGAACAACTCAGCGATAAAGTTATCAACCTGATCCTTAGTAGCCTTTTGCTTGGCAAGGAACTCGGACTGCTCTTTGAACTTGGTCATTTGCTCACCGCTAATACCAAGTGCTGTTTCAGCCGCTTTCATAATTTCCTCGTCAAACATTTGCAAATGCAACACACGGAACTTACCAGTAAGCCCTTCTTGGTTGAGAGCCATAGTAATCGTATTGTTACACACTACGCGGATAGGCGTGAACATAATGGTCATTGCCGAACCAACCTTGTGGCTGTTGGCCATGAGCAAGTAGCCCTCAACTTCGTCACCACCAGCGAGGGTAAAACCCTTCTTGATTTTGGCCAAGCCCCAAATGCGCTCGCCATCACTAAGGCTACCCGCCGTATCCATTTCCATATGCCCTGCTTCAGTAAACTTTTTAAAGAAGGACATTGTTTCGTGGTTCTGGAATGGAACAAACCCTTCACCGCAGTGCGATAGCACACGGTTATCGGTATCACGCACCACCATATAATGATCGTGAGCCCGAAGCATCTCGGCTTCACCGCGTGGGTCGTTGAGGTTCCAAGTGTTAGGCTTGTCAGCGTAATAGACAGGCCGCTTGCTAACTGTCCAGTCAAGGCCAGCCGCTTTAAGCATTTCCTCAGGAGTAAGGCTATGCTCAACTTTTTCACCAAGCCCATGCCATGGAACTTGTCCTGCATAAGCCATTGTTTCTACCATATGTGCCATGATTGTTTCCTTTCTACAAAACTAGGCGTTGTGTTCAGCTTCCACAATCGGAAGCACGTCAAAGTCGGCCAGCGCAATGTCTAGCCAACAAGTTTCCCCCATTGCACTATACGCAATCTGACAACGCATCTCAACATCGTTGTGCAACATGGTATCGATAATGGGGTATTTGCAAGTGTCGTCAAGCGCATCAAGAAACTTACGCTTGAGTGTGCGGTTAGCCTTGCGGCGAATAGCACGGTCGTTGAGCTGTATAAACTGCTCTTTGGTTAGGTATGGTACATCCATAAATTTAGCCCCTTCTATGGCTGGTTACGTTATGGGTATATTAAAAAGGTATAGTGGGTGGAGCGCAACCAGTAACAAGTCGCCGCGACAAACTAAGTTGTCATGCTGGTATTTGATAACCTCTACTGTACATCGGGTGTATCAAATGAAGATGTTGTAAAGCACGAGTAAGACCCACATAAAACACGCGAGCTTCATCCAAATGTTCGTTCTCAAACTTACGCCACATAGAATAGGAACGACGCATAGTATCAGTGAGAAGCATAACATTATTCGCCTGAGCTCCCTTTGCAGAATGAATCGTTGAGATTCGAATACGAGGCTCTTTTGTGAGTGACTCCCCCTTACGCAAACAGGCTTTGATATAGCGTTTATCAGTATCTGATATTTTACCTAACCCTTCATCCCACGGGAGGCTGTGCAATAAACCGTGAAAGTCTAATAACTCTTGCATCCCATAGCGTTGGTCAGATTGACCTTTGCTAAAAGTCTTATGACCATACTCAACCTGAGTACCTAACAGCATCTGACCATAGACGGTACGCACTTGTTCAGCCGTTAAACTCCCACCACCTCTTAAGTTTTCCCAAAGGCGAACTGCTTCAAGAACTTTACCATCTATCGATTTACTGCCATTGTAGATATAGAGGTGGCCACGGCGACGAACTTCTTCCTCTATTTGTTTAGCACCTCGGGTTGTACGACTAAGTAAGAGCCAATCACCATCGGCCATATTAACTTCTTCGGAGTGGCGATGCCAATGGACAAACCCATCCTCATCCCTTGGGTTGAATTGTTTGGGGCGGCGGTTGACGACGCGCTGAATTACTTTTTGACTAAGTGTGTGATGCAGGGCGGGTATCCTGTAACTCTGATTCAGGACAGTAACACTACCTTCCAATCCTATGAAATAGTCTACGTCTGCACCCGCATAACGGAAGATGGCTTGGTCATCATCGCCAGCTACAAATATCTCTTTGCAGTTGGCCTGTAACAGACGCACCATTTTCCATTGCAAAGGTGATAGGTCTTGGGCTTCATCAATAAACACCACCTCTAATTTTGGGGCTAACTCCCTATAGCAAAACTGCTCAAGCATGTCCGTGTAATCAAACAGATGATATCTATCTTTCCAAGCCTTTAAGCCACGGTCAACATAATCAACCCTTGCCCAATCTGTTTTAAGTGGCACAGTAGACGCGTTGTATACTCCGCGCAATGGCTGTTGCTGGATACGAGCAATGTTTATTATTTCCAGAAACTTATCCCCGTAGCCAAAGTCTTTATACGGACCTTGGTCTACAGGTTGGTTACTTCCAAAAAACCCACCGATTTTTAACCAATCACCTATTTCTGAATATTTATCAGAGGTCATTATTTGGTTTTGGTTTATACCCATCTGCATGAACGCTAGACTGTGTAGTGTACGAAAGAAGGGTAGGTCGCGCCTGTGCAGTTTGAACTTTTCACAAGCGCGGTCTATGGCTTCACTTGCGGCACGGCGAGTAAAACCAAAATAACCGATACGGTCAGGAGCGACACCTTTTTGCAAATACTCTTCGACCTTGTTGAGGAGGTATGTTGTTTTCCCTGTTCCTGGAGGTCCGAGTATAATGTTCATTATAATATGTCGTCCTGCTGAGGTAAGTCGGGCAGTTGCATTGGCTCATCGTCATCAGCAAAGAAATCCTGCGGCAGTGACCACACATGGATACCTTTACCTTTTATTCGCCAAAACATTTTTTCTGCTTCCATTCCCTGAAGCCTCAGCGTAATTTTGTTAGAGGTGTAATGGTTAAAGTCATTAACAGTCAAGTGTTTCTTAATATCCTTAACTTGGAAATATACATTTCCTTCCGACCAAACTGCTACACCCTGTAATATGTCTTCACGCTCTACACCTTTAGCTCTATCAGTGCAAAACTGCGATAACAGGTCTTCAAACTCTCCTTTAATAGTAGCATCAGGCGGTACTTCTACAATGGTTAAGTTATCTAATAGCAGTTGTATTCTTGTCTGCCATGCCCTTTGGCTTACTGCGATAGGCAATTTATTAATCTGTGCCACACAATCACGTTGAAAACGTGTCTGACTAATCAATCCATCAGTGCTTAACTCCAGCCGATTGCCATCTACATCTAGCAACCAAATAGGTGGGTCACCATCAATTTTTGTTAAGCTAGACATCTGGTTTTGTACACCAGCTGGACCAACACCAAACTTACGAGTGACGCATATATCCTTATTACAAAAAGGTTTGATAGGCTGGTCTTCGCATTTGTAGTAGTAATCCTTGCGCTGTAACTGTTTGATTACTGCGCCAACCTCATTGTGACTGAGCGGTGGGTGCAAATACTCGACATTATAACGCTGGATCAATGCTTCCCAATTATCTGGGTCAAACATCCGTGCATATACACCAAGGTTGAAGAGAGCATTGTTCCGTGAGCCTTCGCCAAAGCCCTGTTGACAAAGCTCGTTCAAACACGGTGGACCATCCTTTAACTTAGGTTCTGGTTCAGATATACGATACTTAGCAAAATCTTCAGGGCTAATTTTGTTACGGGACGTCTTGGTTACAAACTCTTCAGGTGACATAAGTTCACCCTTGAAGTCATAAACAGACCGTGTGCTAAAGTCACCCTTGAAGTAAGGCATATTCAGACCATTACCTGTGTCACCACGGTCTACAAGAATGGTTGATTGTTTAGGGAATATTTCACCTTCGGCATGGCCGAGTGATGCGGCAAGCTCAGTAAGTTTGGATTGTACAAACTCAGCTTTTAACGCATCTGTAAAAAAGAAATAAATATGTGCGCCGCCAGATTTACTGCGACCCACCCATCCTATAATTTTGGCATTTTTAAGTTTTTCAACAAGAACCTTATGATCTACATCATAAGTATCAATATCAATTGCACCCCACATACAAAGGTTATCATCGCGTATGGGTATTATCCCAAGCCCTTGCTTACCCTCTAAGTGCTGTTGCCAAAGTTCTTCAGTCGGCGGCTGTTTTATGATTTTGTAAACGCCAAGACGCTTGCCATCCCCACGCTGTTCTTCAGGGTTGAACACACCATGCGCTCGTTTGTTACCATCAAATAGCTTTAGAAATTTCTCTGCTAAAGACATGTTTTACTCCAATATGAAATGGTGGGGGCAGGGCATAGCAACTATAGATGATTTACCTTCCACGTCGCTAACCCCACCCCCGAGCAACCATAGGGCGATCAACCCCCACAGTTGAACTTAGAACGGAATGTCGTCATCATCGGCTACAGAACCCTTGTTCTGCTGTGCTGAATCAGTGGGTGCTTGTTCTTTTACCTCTACCTCACCAGCCTTTACCGATTGTGCAAACGCTACCGCCATTTCAAACACGGAATTATCTTGGTTGTCTTCAAGGTTAAGTACTCCGATTTTATTGATTTCCCAACCAAACCAGTTACCCTTGTCATTGCTTTCTGCAACAGTGCCGAGCTTATAGCTGTGTGACATCATTGGCAGAGTGAATGGACCATCCTTACCCTGTGCTGTGAGAGCTTGCATTTGTGTAACCCACTTACGAGCTTTCTTAAGCTGTGTGCTAGACATTGTGATCAAACAACGCTGAGGACCATCCTCATCTAGCAGGATTACAAAGAACTGAGCAGTGTTAGTCAGGAGATTACCGTTAGGCAAAATTTCCTCGCCCCGCTCATTTTTGGTTGTTGTGTTGACAATGGCGTCATCAGGTGCATAAGAGCCAAAATAGCCACCACCCTTTTCACGCGGAGCCCACTCAACATATCGACGATTGTAATAGCATGGCACTACAGTCACGCCTTTTTCACCGTCATATATTTTATTGGCTACTGTATTGAAGATCATGCCAGCTTCTGCACCATCAACATATGCGCCATCACGCTTATTAACTTGTGGGCTGAGTTGTGCGAGGATACGCAGGAATGGGATTGCCATATCCTGTGATGTTGTTTCCTCAAAACCCAAACCACCCATATTCTCAAACTGTGATGCCATCGCTACCGCAGTTGATTCTTTCTTTGCTACTTCTGTTGCCATACTTACCTCCGTATCTTGGCTCGCTGTCCCACAAATATACCCAACAGGTCGTATGGAAGGTTCTCACCTTTTTCAACCTGTTCCTTAACAAAAGACTTGAGTGTCATGGGCTCAACCCAAGTCTTAGTTTGAGTTGCCATACCGCGCTGTTCTAGCTCGGCAAGCAAATCTTTGGCAAAGTTATCCTCGCCACGCCCAAAGGCCGCTGTGACATGGTTTTTAATAAGTGAGCCATGCCCTGCTTCAGTAAGCCATCGAAAGGCTTCATCAGCACGGTCTTTGGAAATGCTGGCACTGTAATAAGGTGAAACACTTATTTCACTACCATCATCCATTTTTAACTGAGACATACCATGCTCATCCATCGCGGCTGGGAGTAAATCCTCAGCAATTTTGCGATGTTCACGCTTAGTATCTTTCAGCTCTTCTTCTAGATCAGCGATCCGTTTTTCCAAGGCAAGTTGTTGTTTGCATAGGTTACTGATAGTGCTGATACCAGATTGATTTATGCTGGTTAGGTTTCCAGCTACACTTTCAAAGTCCATTTGGGACCTCCTTCCTATGATATAAGTCCACTTCCAAAGGGTAGTAACGTTCTTCTAACCTATCCCACTTGAGTGCTTTGAACTTACCGTTGTTACGCCGTGCCGCTTCTGCACAGGCAATACCAATGCACAAAGGGTCACCAGATAACAAAATGTAATCCTCGTCACAAAAGTTGCGAAGGCCACGATGAATCCTACGAACCGTCGGCTGAGTGCTAAATGATACTTGCTCCTTTGCAGGAACGAGTATTTGTAAGTCACCAAAGGCAACTGCATCTGTGATATTTCTACCACGCACTTCTTGTGTTATGTAGACTGTCACGGCTTTCTACTCCGTTTTGCTTTCTATGCTGGGCAGAATTACCCAACAGCTTTAACCTACACTTTTATATATAGGGGTAAAACATAAAAGTTATCGTTACGATTAATCAGATATTTTAATATCAGATATCTGATATCTGGGTTTTATCCTAAAACAAATACTTACTTAGACTGGTCGCGCGGATTTAAAACAGACCCAAAAACATATGCAGTTTTTTGCGTTCGGTGCTATTATACAAAAGTACCCATTAGAAAGCGGTGTTATGCGTTACAAATTTAAATACAAGCCTTATGAGCATCAGCTCGAGGCACTAAAAAGATCTTGGAACAAGCCAGAATTTGCTTACTTCATGGATATGGGGACAGGCAAATCAAAAGTGCTTATTGATAATATGTGCGTGTTGTACGACCGAGGTCAGATCACAGCGGCGTTGATAATCGCCCCCAAGGGTGTATACCGAAACTGGGAAAAAGGTGAACTGCCCACGCACATTCCAGACCATGTTATGTATGACACAGTGCTGTGGAACCCTAGCCAAACCAAAACACAACTTGAAAAACAAAAAACCTTGTTTTTCCCTGATGACAACCTCAAGATCTTTGTTATGAATGTTGAAGCCTTCAGCACAAAGAAGGGTTGTGATATTGCTGAGCGTTTTATCAATGCTCACAAATGTCTTATGGCTGTGGATGAAAGCACCACCATAAAAAGCAAGGATGCTAAACGCACTAAAAACATTGTGAAGATAGGCAAAAACGCTACCTTCAAACGCATACTAACAGGGTCACCAGTAACCAAAAGCCCTATGGACTTATACACACAATGTGAGTTTCTTGATTCATGGTTACTTGGCCATAGTAGTTACTTCAGCTTCCAATACGAATATGCTGTGGTGCAACGCCGTACAATGGGAGCGCACAGTTTTAACCAAGTGGTTGGATACCGTAACCTTGATAAACTCAACGGTGTTTTAGAAAACTTTAGTTTCCGTGTAAAGAAAGAAGACTGCTTAGACTTGCCTGATAAAGTGTATATCAAACGCAGTGTGGAACTTACCACTGAACAAAAATCGGTTTACTCAAGCCTTAAAACATTTGCTCTTGCCATGCTTGAGGAAGGTTCTGTAACAACAGATACTATCCTCACACAACTGCTCAGGCTACAGCAAGTATGCTCTGGGCATGTGCGAATGGATGACGGTGAAATGAAAATATTTGATTCAGCCAAGTTGCCTGAACTAATGTCCGTTTTAGAAGAGGTTGATGGTAAAGTTATCATCTGGGCTAACTTCACGCACGATATTAAGAATATAGAGCAATCAATCGCAAAAGTGTATGGAGAACAATCAGTAGCCACATACTACGGTGAAACCGAGAGTGATGAGCGGCAGGAAATTGTAGAACGTTTCCAAGACCCTAACGACCCATTGACTTATTTTGTAGGGCAACCACGAACAGGGGGATATGGTCTAACCTTAACAGAAGCTAAGACTGTTGTTTATTACAGTAACAACTTCGACCTTGAAATACGACTACAAAGTGAGGATAGAGCGCACCGTATCGGGCAAACTAGCAAAGTCACATACATTGATATTGTAGCGGAAGACACAGTCGATGAGCGTATCCTCAAAGCCTTGCGGAATAAAATCAATATAGCAAGCCAAGTCCTTGCAGAAGACTTCAGGGATTGGATTGTTTAGTTCTGTCTGCTCTTCATAAACCATATAAATCCGAACAATAAAGCCGCTCCACTAGCAATAGCTAAAATGATTACTACTATTTCAACAAACTTTTGTCTGCGCTCACGCTGTCGGTAAATTGTTTCTTGACGCTGTTTACGGATTTGGCCTTCCATTGCAATAAGCTCGTCCCATGCTTTTGAACCAACGGTAAACTGTAACCACTGTTTAAGTTCGTCTCTTTGTGATTGGGCTTTTTTCTTTGCGGCGAAGGCTTCTATCGCTTCTTGTTCTACAGTTTTACTGCTCATTATTTTCTTGAAAATAGGTGGGTTTTTAGCTTCTTTTTCAGCTTGTTCAATGTCGGAAAGCGCACCCATCCATCTTGACAAATCTCTAGACATAGATTCTAGATCACGGCCTATAGCAAAGCCTTTTTTAAGCGCACCAAAAGCCGCTGAAGCGGTTGCCATTGCGCTAACGGGATCCATTTACGCCTCTACTGCTCGCATACGGTCTACAAGCCGTTGCGCTCTATTTGTAACTTGTTGATACCAGCGTGAGTCAACCATTTCATCAGCGGCTTTATTCCAATCCTGAGCATCTACACCAGCCTTCATCCCCTTAAATTTACTGAGGCGCGGTCTACCCATATTAAACATCATGTTTGCAATTATGTGTTGGACTTCTTCCGGAAGCGTTTCAAAATTTTCATAGAGCGTATTGCAGTCATCCAATACGATATCCATGTCTGTATTGAATGCTTGTATGACACGAGTTTCGCTGACACTTGTCCCGACTTCTGCTCCATGCTCTGGATCCGTTTTGCTAATAAGATGGCCAATGCCAAAAGTAGGATAGCCAAGATGATCCAAATAAATGTCATATCTACACCCCTCATCTGCTTCTATTTCTTTGCGTAACTGTTCTAAATTCATAACTTATCCTAAACTCATAATGCCTTGGCCACGCCTTGATATTGCACCACCCAAATCATCCCTTGGAAACAAAGAGGCAAAGTCCGTGGTTCTTGACTGTGTTGCAGGGGGCGTACTTGCCAGAGGTATTTTAGGCAACCCTATGTTAGCACTCGCTACAGGAGGCGCAGGAGCGATTACAGGAGGGGTAACAGGCGCACTTACTACATTGGTGGTAGCATCAGTTTCTACAGCCGAGGTGTCGCCCATAGCTGGAGCCATCTGGGTGCGTAACACTTCTTCCTCTAGAGTCTCACTTTGGTCTACAAAACCCTTACGCATAGTGTCTAGTATAACGCCATACACTGAATCTTTTCCAAGTTTAAAGGCATTTGGACCATGGACTCTTTGCATTTGGGCAACCGAAGGTGGCGATGCTAAAAACTTAGCCATAAGGTTGGCTTGCAGGATTTGTTTCAAAGCAACTATATCAAGGTTTTGCAAATCAGCAACAACAGAAGCAGACTGCAAACTTGAACCCATGTCATCTAATTGATTAGAATACATGACATAAGTTCGGATGTCAGCCAACTCTTGCATATACTCTGGATGAGCGGCGTCTTTAAACAAAGGCTGAAGACCCTCATACTGACCGTCAAATTTCAAAAGTTTTTGTATTTCAGTACCAAGAGCCTTGGGGTCAACAACCTCTCTACCTAAATCTGTGTTGAAAGAAGTTGATTTTTTAAGGATTTCATCAAAAACAGAAGCTCGCATATTAAGCGCACGGTTGCCCATAAACCCGCCGCCATCTGCAATGAACTTAGCCACTTCATTATCTGTCATAGTTCTTATAAGAGTGGTAGACCGAGCACCGTTTGACATATCTCTGGCTAAAGCACCTTGAACAGCATCTGATTGTATCCAAGCCGCCCGTTGTGCAATATCATTTATTGCCGCTCTATCAGCCGCATTAGGCACAAGTTTCAAAAACAAATCATTGTCTTGTTTTTTCATAATGCGGATCCGCTCAGCAATCAAATCAGGTTTTGAACCAAGATCTTGTAAAAAACCATTTTGCACATCGCGAATAAGTTGGTTAGCGGCATCCCGCCCTGCTGGAGTTTTAGAAGAGCTAATCAACCAGTTGGTCATTACATTCCAATCGGAAGAATTAAACTCACCTGACCAGAATTTTTTACCAAGTTCAGCAGGATTTACTTGTGTATCCCTTGAAAAAAAGCTGTGGAGCTTACTGGCGTTTTTAACATCAGAAGCAAGTCTAGAGAGCGAAGTAGCTTCTTCCCATGCTTCCTTCCATCCAGTACCACCACCTCTAGGGTTTTGCAAAACTTCGTCTATAGACTTTAGTAGTTTCACAGCATTTTGGTTAGTTTGACCACCACCAAACGCAATATCCGCAACCTCATTACGCATGGCTTGAAGTTGTTTGAGAGCATTGAAACTATAGTCTTTGCCTTTATCACGAACTGAAAGGGTAGTAACTTCCTGATTCCAAACATTCTCAAACTTATCAGCAACGTTCAGCAACCGTTGGTCTACAGATTCAATAGTTTCAGTTAGTTCTTTAGAAGGTGTAGTAACAGTACGGGTAATAGGATTACCATCCGGACCCAACAAACCTGTTTCTATTGTTTCTGTTGTAGCGTCAGTCGTACCCGCCCGAGTTTGTGTGCCAACCCGAATATCTTGAGCTACTTCTTTTACAGGAGCTAAATCAAAAACAACATTTTCAGCATCTGCTGTTTCAAAAGCACGGGTATAGGCTTGATCCGTTACTTCCCGCAGACTTTTGTCCAACTGACCTGTAAGCATACGGATGTCTTCTTGCGTTTTTTGTAGCGTTTTGGTGTCAACATTTGCACCTTCAGCACGGAGTTTATACATATCGTCAAGTTCTACACTAAGTCTACGCGCAGACAAATCTAAATACTGACTCAACTCTGCCGCAGTAAACCCTTCCATGCCTTCTGGTCTTAAAGATTTTTCATGAAGCACACCCCACAGTTTTGCTTGTTGATTATTCAACACTTGCTGAGGTGTTTTAGACAAACCCGCTACTTGCCCTTGGATACGCTTGATAATAGGGCTTTCAGTTAACTGGGAAACCGTGAGTAGTGGTAAGCCCAACCGTTCTGCGGCTTCCTGACCAGCAATAGCTCCTGGAGCAGTTTTACCAGCAAGAATGGCACTTGGACCTTCGCTAGTAAAAATAGACCTAAAGCGATTACCGACAATAGGTGAAACTGCAAAAAGGGTAGCTTCCAAACTACCTATTAACGCGGCATCTTTCCAAACAGAAGGATCACCCGCCAGCTCCCAAAACGGCCTTCCTGTTTCATTCATCGCCCATTGTTCTAAAACATTAGCCCCTGTCGTTGTGGCGGCAACTCCAAGCGTACCAACTAGGCTAGGTGGGAAAATAATACTAGCGGCTACTGCCGTTGCATTCGTGGGCGTAAGAATATTAGCTTCTACATCCAGCACATCGGCTAAGAATTCATACCCTGCTCCTGGAGCCTCTGGGTTAAAGGTAGGGTCAGCACGATATAACGCACCATTTGGCACAATACTGTACAGTTCTACTGTTTCACCGCCACCTACATCTACCCGTAGATAACGGCCTTCAGGATAATGCTTTTTGAAATAACCTTTACGGTCGTCAAACTTATTACGGCGAGCCAAACCTTCGCGCACACCTAGTTTTATTGGACCGACTGTATCTGCCCCTTGATAATTGTTTCCACCATATTGATCAATAATCAAGTTTTCAATACGATCGCGGTTAAGGTTCTCAAGCTCAAGGTCGCTTTTGAAAGGTTTATCCGTAAGTAGTTGACCCTCCCCTACATCGGGTTCAATAGTAAGGGGTTTGAAATCATCAGGGCGACCAATACCCATATCCCTAGCACTAGTGACATCTTCTATAAACTGTGACTCTATAGCGGCACGGTTTACAGTTTCAATTGTTTCAGGGTCTAACTGTCGGGTAGGTACGTCTTCCTTAGTATACGGTGTTATCCTTGCACCTCTAGGAGTGAAGAACGCTTCTGGCAAAGCATCTACTACTAAAGAATCTTCAGGAAGAGTCATAAACTCCTGTGGTACCTCAACTTGCCCACCAGCAATGGTATCAACTACAAGAGGGTCATCTGGTCTAGCCATTTATTGCTCCCCAAATTGGAAACCTGAGTAGATTTCCCAAAGTTTATTCATAGAGGTATCATTCGGATTAGTAGTAATAACCGCACCATCTCTATCTTTTAGTACGCCAAGTTGAATCAAACCACCAACATTTGCTTTAAATTGTTCTATAGTATCAAATTTGGTCACAAACCTAGCGATTTTGTTTTGATCCTGAGTCAATCGCATACTTTGTGTTTCGCGATCAGTCCCCTCACCCACTACACGCTGGGCGGTAATTTCTCCCCCTATCTGTGCTGAAGGAAGGTTTGCTATGATTTCAGAATCCACAACAGGGTTTTCTGAACGCCACTCTGCTCTTGCTTTGCTAAATGCGGTGTACATATCTGAAGCATTCGGATATTTCGGGCTATTGGTTTGCATCCAGTCATTTGCAAAGGCTTGCTCACTGACAGCGCGTTCAGCGGAGGCATTGTAAATTTGCGACAATACTTGCAAGCCTTCAGGTGTGGTGTAAAGGCTCGGACCTGCTTTTTGAACCATTTGCAGTTCTTCAACATTGAGGTTTCCAGGAATAAACTGGGACATCCTCAATGCAAACTGGTTACTGGCTCGTTCAGCAAGTTCACCCTTGACAGGATCGCCGCCCATAATAACAGAATAGTTTTCGGGCGACATACCATCTTTAATGAAGGTATCCAATCCTGGGATTGCTTTAACAAACTTCTGGATACGCAAGCGAGTGCCAGCCAGAGCACCTGTTTCAAACCCTTCGGAAGCCTGTGCCGCTTGATTGGCAAAGTTTTTAAGGTCTTGTGTTGATGCAACATTAGCATTGATACCAGCAATATCCTCACCCAGCATTTTTGCAAATACATCATCAATAGATTTTCGTGGGTTGTATTGCAAATTAGGTGTTGTCTTAGCCGTAATGTAACCTTGCAAAGCATTAGCTTCAAACTTATTAGCCGCCGCCAGTTTTTGTGCTTCTGTACCCTCTGTTTGAGCATATACTTTGTCTTTACCCGCTTGGAGCAGACGCTCAAACTCTGTACCCTGTGGAGAAGGAGTAAGTTTGCCAGACAAGAAGGTAAGTTCTTGTTTGGCTTTTGCTATAGAATCTGGGGTAGAAGCAGGGTTGTCAACAACGGCTTTTTGATCATTAAAGCGTTCAATAAGTTGAACAAACTCAGGGGCTTCCGGACCCTGACCCGCTTGCAGGACAGAGCTTGTACCATCCTTTGGGTTATAGGTGTAGAACCCAAACTCGGCATTACCGTAGATTTGTTTATCCGGACCCTGACCCGCTTTAGCAGTAACAACAGCTTTGTTGTCATCAAGGTAATAAAACCCTGATTCTGCGTTACCGAAAATATCAGGCTTACGACCTAGACCTACTTTCAAGGTAGTTGTTTTGCCATCATCGCCAATTAAGTAATAGCCCATTGTAGAATCACCAAATGGTACTTTCTTACGACCCAATCCTGGTTTCAAAGTGATAATTTTGTCAGGATTGCGTGGGTCTACTGCATACTGCCCAAGTGCATCACTGCCAAAAATCTTAAGGTCGGGTGTTTTAAGTGCTTCAGTAGCAAAAGTCTTAAGCATGTCTGTTTTAGCTTCTTGTGAAGCCGCTTGGCTTTTACTTGCCGCGTCAGCCGCTTTAAGTTTGATAGCTTGCTCCTGCTTCCCTTTAGCCTGAGCCATTTTCAAAATAGGATCAGCAACAGCAGAAATGGTTTGTGGAGCAAGGATACTGCTCAACAGTCCACCTTCAGGCGCATTTGCGACAGCCGCCGCTAACTGCAAACCCGAAATATACGGGGCATACTCATATCCTGTTTGATCACTTCCCAATAAATCTTGGTACTGTTTCAAATAACTTTCGTAACTGGTTGGCTCAGGAACCATACCCATAATCTGTCTATAAGCATCAATATTGAACCCAGCAGGAACAGTCTCACCTCCCGTTTCTGAATTAGGTGTTCCATCCTTCCGCATTACAGGTTGTTCGCCCATAGCCATACGAGCCATAGCTTCTTGCTGACGAGGAGCTTGCATCATACCCATATTGATGCCTCCCTCAGGAGCTTCATTTTCAGCTATTTCCAAAATGGTAAAAGTAGGCTGTAGCAAAGTCAGAACAGAATCAGGGGTTTTACCAGCATCTTTACGGCCTACATACCCTGCAAGTTCAGTACGGCGTTCCTCTATTGAGGCTTCATCTCCACGGAGCGCATCCATAACACCAGCATAATCTTCAGCTGTGTCAATCTTTGCTCCTACTTCTTCCATAGCTTCAGCGGCATCCGACAAACCCGAAGTGATACCTGTCCCATCAGCTTGCATAGACTGTGGCTGTGGCTGTGGCTGGGGCTGTTGACCTTGAAACATTGCTCGTTGTAGGATATCATCCATATTATCACCCAAATGCTTTGTTAGCCGCGCCATACAAGCTCAACCCACCGATACCCGCACCGAGCATTTGGTTAAGGAATCCTGGTTGAGGAGCAGAGGCTGTGCTGATAGTTTGCTGTGTAGAAGGCGCACCACGCAGTATATCGCTGTAAAAGCCAAGCCGCTGATACGGTTCGTAAACATCTTGCAAGTCAGTTGCTCTTTTTGCTTCTGCGGCTTGTTGCAATACCAGACGCTCTTGTTCACCGAGCTGTGCCAACTGACCAATTTCAGACTGTGATATTTTACTGCCAAGCTCACTCAGACTTGCTTGGCCAAGGCCGAGTTGACCAATACCTTGCGCTAACCCTGCTTGCACACCACCCAACTGACCGATGCCTTGTGCCGCCTGTAGAGCACGATTTAATTCTTGTTGAGAGGCTTGTTGGGCTTGCAAGAAATTTTGTGCTTGGCTCTGTGCTAGTGCTTGGGTGCGATTGCGGTCTATTTCCCGCCGTGCTATTTCTGCACGACTGCCACCAAAAGCACTTGGACCTCCAGGCTGTCCAACAGCTTGAGAATCCGATTGTATACCCTGAATATCATAAGCCCGATTAATTTCATCTTGGATAGCTTTCTGGTAAGGGTTCATATAGGCTGACATTTGCGCTTCTGTAGGCGCACCCATCCCTGCCGCATATGTATTAGCGGCTTGGCCTACCAGTCCCATCCCTGCCGCATATGCTGGCAATGCCGCACCCATTGTTGTCGCACCCGCCGTAAGATACGGTTGGAATGCACCTAACCCCTCAGAAGCCGCACTAAGAGCATCTGTCCCTGCTTGCGTCATACCTTCTGACGTAATGCTAGGAAGCCCACCAGTAGGGGGAGCACTGGTAAGAGCTTTAGCTTGTTCCATTAAGCCTATCTTATAGGCTTCAATTTCTGGGGCTTCGCGCTGGATTACTTGTTGGGTTTCAGTAGCCATTATGCCCTCCCCTCAAGTTGTTTCATCATCGCGTACATTTTCTTAGCACCTTTCTGGCGATCGCCATCACCAGCACCACGGACAGCACGGGCATTAATTACAAATTCACCATCACTAAGCATGGCTGGGATAGAATCACTGGTTGGTGTTCCAGGACCAACGATTTCACCTCCACTTGCCGCCACTATTGGGGGACGTAAGGCTGGGTTTTGGTAATAAGGGTTATCGCCATAGAACCTTTCATCAAATCCGTACTTCTCACGATCTTGTTCATACAACTGCATACCCGTTATATCATCAAACCCATCACCGTCCTCATCTACAGGAGGAGCCATTAGAGCGGCAACACCTACTCCAGCACCCGCTAACGGACCATACTGAGAAAGTATTCCAGGAGCTTTACTCGTCGCGGCTTTAGTAACTGCATCTGAAATTATTTTTTGTTGGGCGGCTTCGGTTAACACGGGCTGACCAGATAGTTGCAGTGCTTTATTCGTAACCTCAATACTTTTTGCCGCTGACTGTGCCGCTTGTGCCGCTTTATACTGAGGAGTCAGGCTTGTACGGCTAGGGCTGAGATACTTTTCAAGGAATGACTCTCCACTGGTTGTGATATTCCCCGTAGTTGCGTCAACACCCGTAACCACATTAGGGTCTGGATCATACAATGTTTTTTCAAAAATGTTTTGCTCAGCCGCTACTTTGGGAGCAACCCCTGCTTGTGTTTGGAATGCCGCTAATTGTTCCTGCCCCGCTTGACTAAACGGATTCACAGGTGTCATTGCTTCTCCAGCACTAAATGTTCCTAATCCCGCAGAAGGTGCGGCACGGCTACCAAAGAAAGAACCACTGCCAAAGCCTTCACTCCCACCGAAAGCAACATTGCCGAGACCAGCCAAACCACCTGTGATAACCGCGTTTCTCAGTGCGTCTTTAGGTTTTTGACCAGCAATCATACCGCCAGCGAAACTACCCAAACCCGTAGCAAAAGCGAGAGGCATGGCTGGCAAAAGGAAAGGAGCGGCGATAGGCAATACAATCGGCGCAATCTTTTTAACAACTTTTTTAACGCTTTTGAACAGCTTCTTAAGGAAAAACTCAGGCTGACCAGTAGATGGATTAATACTGTTTAATTCACTGCCGACAATGTAACGCTCAGGCTCTAGCCCCATATCTTCCATTTGCTTAAACAGCATTTTCTTCATACGGGGGTTAGCATCAAGGACTTCTACAGGGATAACTGTTTCACCCTCGGCGGCATGTACAATGTATGTATCACCTTCACGCCCAAAATCAGCAAGCATATCGGCCGCTTGGCGAACAGACTCAAGTCCGCCTGTCGGCACAAGTGGTGCATTTTGTACTTCAAATGGAAGCGTTGCTATACCTTGCATCATAAAACCTCAATATAATGTGATGCAGGGTAGCTATTCCTGTGATTTGCTGATATTAGCATACCCTCATTAATCCTTTTTCGCAACCTACGAAGTTCCACCTGACAAACCTTCAGGTACAGTTACTTGAATGACAGTGCTTCTTTTTTCTGTCCCCACCCATGGATTATCACACTCAGGGCAATTACCATCAGGGTAACTTGCTATCTCAGCAGGAGTATCCACTTCATTAGGGCAACTCGCACAATGAATAATATCACGGCTTGTTGAAGGTTTCCATTTAGAGCCATCAGGCATTGTTAATATATCAGTCATGTTATACTCACTGTTACAGTTCCAACGGCGGCAACTGCTTCTGTTGTTCCCGCCAAAACATCGTTCTCACGAACGATTTTTACAAACCCATCTTTTTCATATAAATCACCCACTTGCAATGTTCCAGCTTGACCAGAAGTTGCAATATTCGGTATGTTAGATACAGGCGACCTTACTTGATCAATAACAAATTCAAGGTTGCGAGCTAACTGATTCGAAAAAGTTTGATCATACTGCTGTGGCGCAACAGGTATAATCGTACGAATAATATTGCTACCCGCACCACTACTCATCTTCTACCGTCCGGACGAGCATCTAAACGCGGCGCACCTAACCGCCATTTTACCCCCAACGCATCACTACTCACTTTTAAAGCCATAGAACGTCCTCTCGCTCGTACAAATACTTGGTCAGTGTATTGTTCAATAGGACTTGCTACCGCTCGGGTAACTGTCCCACTTGGGCTTTCTGTGTACGGGTCACCACTAAAATCACGGCTTGACATCGTAAACACCGCCGCAGGGGAACCCGTTTCTGAACCATTGAAGGTAAGGTCGGGCAATACACGCCGTATTAGCATAAATTGATCACCATCGCCTATGTCAAAATCAGAAGACTGGACATAGGCATCAATAGCCACAGCAGGGTCTACACTACCGTCATCAAACCCAAACTCATGATCGTATAAATACCCATCTGTGCCTGTAGCCTGTGGGAAGCTACGAGTTCCTGCGGCACGGTCATTCCATGCTGTACGCACCAAAGAACCGTAATACCAACTTTGTTCCGCGTAGTTAAACACAACATAACGATTAATTTCTTCAGAATCGCTAGAACAATAGAACCACCAAATTTCGCTTTGGCTGGCTAGGCTACCCGCATGAATCTTAAGCGACTGGTTGCGGTTTAAATCACTAAACACATAATCTCTAACCGAACACGGTATTGGTGTTACACGACCATCGTAAAGGTAAAAGTTTTCTTGACCCATCCAAAACACAAGGTCATTAATACTGATAGCGGCATTAGGACTAGCAATACGGATATTGTCTGCTAACAGAGCTGTTCCAAAAGTATATGGCGCACCCACATATTGAACAGAATGCAAACTATGGTCTGTCCAAACTAGAAACTGTCGGTTGGTACGCACTGCTGTAACTATTTCAGAACCTTGTGATAAGCGTAAATCACCTGCGGTATTTATAGCTGTAGGACTCCAATCTGTTATGGATTCTTGGTCAGACCAACGAATCAATAATGGGTCTTGTGCGCTAGTGCCGATAGTATTTGCCCCAAAACAAAGCACATGGCGGTCAACATCTGACACCATGACTTTACGGGCAACAGTGGGAGCATCTATTGCGCCAGATAGCTCAGTTATGTTTACCCCTCGTGTAGAAACACCGCTCGTTGCATCCCAGTAATAAACGCCACCATCAGCTTCGTTAAAGATTAAATCTTCACCAAAATCATCAGCAAACCATAAGCGCAATGATTCACCCGCTAATGATCCTGTAGTACTTCCCCAAGTAAGTCTGCCCCAAGTACCAGCACCCCAGCCTGTGCCAAGAACAGTGGTATTAAGTCCCACAGGTATTTGATAGGCTACTTGAACGGAACTACCCGCACCAGAAGTAGAACCAGACGTAGCAGAACCACCTGTGTCTACCTGATATGAATTAGCTGAAATCACGTTCGTAACAATCAACTCTTGATTTAAATTTTCTGTAGTCAACCCATCAAATGCCGTAGCACCACTGATAGTGACATAATCTCCAAGGGAAGCACCATGACCTGTATCACTGATGGTTATTACACCAGTTCCTGCCGTAGTAGATGCTAAAGGGTTTGCACCAAGGGTTACTGTTCTACGGAGAGGCGTAATATCATTTAATGTTCCGTTTTCTTCTAGATACACCTTTTCCTCAGTACCTATGAACAAAAGGTTAGAAGAATCTAGCGTAACAAAAGCATGTATCTTGCGGGGAGTACCAATATAGGCTGAGTCATTGACTCTAGTCCAACCACCAATACGCTCAACATAGCCATAACGGAAGCGTATTTTATCACCGTCAAACCAACCACCCTCGTTAGAGTAGTTGGTTCCCTCACGGTTGATTCCAGGCTTGAACTGTAGCTTACTCAGTGGCATTACTACCTCTTATGCGTAAGGGCTTGTACCGAGTAAATCAGCATCCCATGCGGTTTTCAGGCTGGCAACATCACCAGCACTGTCTATTGCTGATGCGGCTGGTGCGTCACGAAGGCTGATTTTCTTTGCAACTGATGCGGCTTTAGCCGTAGCATCATTTACTTCCATTGCTTTCATATACACAACATCTTCTTCATCAAGCAGGGGCTTGCGGACTTCACGGATTTTATCCCGAAAAATTTCTTTTGCTTTGGCCATGTCTTCACTGATAACAGTGCCTGACAATGACCATGCGCCACGGAAGTGGCGGTCAGAAGGCATGGTAACTTCTGCGGCATTTGCTTGATTACCATCTTTATCTAAAATATAGGTTTCAGGCATTTTAACCTCCTATGCTACCATGTCTACGGCGACGTTTTCGCTAATACGCCACGCATCTCGCCATTCGCGTGTTTGTGGCAACTGCTCTCTTTTGCAAATCACCAACTTGGGCTTGTTGCCCGTGTTCCATTTTTGCCACACTTTCTGTGGTATGTCCTTCATAATCAGATACTCAATAGCTTGTTCTTCTGTCATTGCTGGCATTGGTTCTGTTGTGTGCAACAGATAGCTACGAGTATGATTATTAAAATCAGGTTGTGCCTCATCCTTTGCTAGTTCCCAGTACACCCATACGGGTGGAAGGATGCCGCCTTGAAGAGCACATGCCAACCAGTTAGGGTCGGGAGAAAGTATCCTTGCACAGTCATCAACACCCTCTTCATAAACAACAACATACTTAGAGTGAACTTTTTTAAGATTTAGCCTAGCCCAATCAAGCCTATCTAAAATGTGTTTACCTTGAAAATCAGGAGTGTCCATTATTGGTCTCCAAGGACTGAAACGCTTATTCTTGTGTCATCAGATGCGCTGTTGGTTAAGGTAAAGTTTGCAATATCAAAACCTGTTGTTGCAGGAGCCGCAGAGTTTCCTTTCACACCAACACATCGGTTACCACCACCACTTTCTTCACCACTCATACCAGTAGTTGCATAATTTGCATTTGACATATTGTTTGTGAAAACAAGTCTTGATTGGCCAGTCCCGATGTCAGTAACAGAACTAAAATTGAACGAGTCTCGAAACGTGTGTGTTCCAGATTGTTGGAGTGCTCCCCAAGCCTTTGACGAGCCCTCGCTACTTATACCTGTCAGATTTGACCCATCGCCACTAAATGTTGTAGATGTTAGTGTTCCAGAAGATGGATTAAATGTTAACTTAGAACTTGAAACTTCTTGAGCTTGGTTACCAGAAGTTCCATCAACAAAAGTTAGATAATAAGTTGCGTTTGTGGATGTGTCATCTGTAACCGTTGTGTTCGTAGCATTCGTAGCCGTTCCAGTAACATCGCCTGTCACATTGCCTGTCACATTGCCTGTCACATTGCCAGTAAGGTTTCCTGTCGCATTGCCTGTAAGAGCACCCGTCACATCGCCTGTCACATCGCCTGTAAGGTTGCCTGTCACATTACCAGTTACATTACCTGTCACATTGCCAGTAAGGTTTCCTGTCGCATTGCCTGTAAGAGCACCGACAAAACCACTAGCTGTAAGCGTACCCGAAATAGTTAGATTATCTAAAGCATCTACAACTGCCGCTCCTGAACCCGAACCTTCTGAATAAACGACACGGGTATCACCATTAGCAATAGTTATATCAGCACCAGAACCCTGTGCGATAGTAATACTCTGGCCACCTGTAGTAGCATTATCAATTATCCAAACTTTAGCTACGGTAACAGGCGCAATAGTCAATTTACGAGTAGCCGTAAGACTAACCCCAGAAGTAACTTTCAGCATTAATGAACGCACAGCAGATGTAGCACCATCTGACATTGTCAGCGTAGCGTCAGCATCTGACGTCATGTTTGATGCGGCATAACCAAGGGCTTCTGCAATTAAATCAATATTTGTATTAGTCTTACTACCCCAAGTACCGCCAGCTTCACCAGTAGCGATGAGTTCTAATCTCAGATTATTAGTATATACACTAGGCATATTTCCCTCCTCACGCCGCTATTTCTGTCCAACTTGGTGTCTGGCTTGGTGAAACCTGAGACCAACTCGGTGTTTGATCAGGAACGATTGTTCCCCATACTAACACTTTTCCTGCTTCTCCGGTAGCAGATATTCCCGTAACAGATACATTGGCATCTGCTGTTACGGTTACTGAACCCACAGAAGCCGTAGCAGAGTTACCTGTAACTGCTACAGTTTGGAAAACTGCTACCGAAACAGAGCCTACTGATCCAGTAGCCGCAATACCTGTGACTGGTAAATTTGCATCGGCCGTGACACCAACGCTACCGATCGCACTAGTCGCGGCTTCACCTGTAACGGTTACATTTGCATCTGCAGTTACAGACACACTGCCAACTGCACCAGTAGCGGCTTCACCTGTAGGGCTAACAACTGCTTCAGCAACTACAGTGACTGAACCTTCGTTGCCTGTGGCGGCTTCTCCTGTAACAGATACATCAGCATCTGCTTTTACCGTTACACTGCCAATACCTGTTGTTCCAACTAAACCAGTGACAGGGATATTAGCAATACCAGTAGCCGTAACTGTCCCAACACCACCCGTAGCAGAAACACCTGTGACAGCTACAGTGATAGCCCCAGATCCTACACCCGATAGGGTATCACCAGATAATGTGGTAAAACCTAGCATCTATCGCCACCTTGGTCCTTCAAACCATGCTACAAGACTTATCCTTTTTCCTTTTGTAACAGGTTTTACCCGATGTTGTAAGTATGAAGGGAACACCAACACACTTCCTTTTTCTTTAGATTCGGATCCAGGAGAAGCTACTTCATTAAACTCGAAGTCGCCGCCTTCATACTCATCAGGTGAACTTAATTGCAGAGTTATAGATAATTTTCTATCATACCCGATATCACTGTTCCAATCAACATCATGATGCCAGTCATAATGGCCACCTTCAGAAGCCAAATACTCTGTGTATTGGATATCTGCAAAGTTGTCTACATCTAGATTAAACGCATTACGATTGCCCGTTTTGACATATTCAAACAGCCAATCTCGTACTTTGGTCTCATCTGTAAGCCAACGAACGCTACTTGTGCGTACTTTATCATTTACCTCGGATGAGGAAAATATCCCGCCATCTTGAACTGGCTTGGTATTAGCAATATCCGTGATCCAATCTATTTGAGCTTGACTCGCTCCACCAGACCATAACTGCCATAAATTACGCATCTAATTACGGTTTCTCCGGCCAAACTACATTATCAACACTGCTATAAGTTTTTGTTATGTCACGCAAGGCTTGGCGATATGCTGTTTGCTCGGAAGTCATTGTTAGATCGGACGATGCCCACCAATCAGTCGCCGCCAAACGGTAGTTGCGTTCTTCTCTTAATTCGTTCAGGGGCTGTTCAGCAGTAAGCTCTTCAATCTTTGCTGTAAGTTCAGACTCAGTTGGGATAGTCTGAGATGTATCAAACCACTCAATATCGCTGTAACTATCTCCCCTAACCGTAAATTCTGCATTTGGCCGCAGAGCTAACAAGGCATAATGAATGATCATGCTCCTATCTCCATTGCAACCATAAAGCTACCCATAGGGTTGTCATTCATAATAGAAGTACCCCCCGATGCTCTAAAAAATATGGTGTATACAATTGAGCTAGTTGTGTTTGGGGAATCAAAGTGCATAACGGTTGCAGACAACTGCATTTTACTACCACCCCTATTCCTGAAAGCCTCATTGCCGTTGCCACTATTTACTTTGGAAAAACCGCCGCCACCAATGCTTCGATAAAAATTCAATCCGAAATGAAGACCACCATCAACTGAAGGGTTTCCAAAAAACCAAAGCAGTATTTTGCTTGAGGTAGATGAAGGCGTTATTGTGACTCGATAAGCCGTATTTATTTCATTAAAACTACTTGAACCTGTAGAACTTTGCCTATTGGCGAACCACTCGGTCCAGTCGGTCCAGTTGGTCCAGTCGGTCCTGTCGGTCCCGTTCCTCCAGATGGTCCAGTTGGTCCGGGAGGTCCAGAAGGTCCCGTTCCTCCTGCGGGTCCAGTCGGTCCTGTCGGTCCCGTTCCTCCAGATGGTCCGGGAGGTCCATCTGGTCCATCTCCTCCTGTCGGTCCAGTCGGTCCTGTCGGTCCTGCCAAAGCAACATTGGCCACTGTCCCTTTACGGATAGCACTTGCAGTAACATCGTACACAGGAATTAAGTCGGTGCTTTGGAAACTGGTTTCAGTTGTCAGACCGTTGATATCCATATCAACGGTAACTGCACCAGAAGCCCCGCCGCCTGAAAGACCTGTTCCAGCGGTAACCCCTGTTATATCACCAACATTAGCAGTGTAACCAGCATCATTATTAAAACCAGAAATATTTATGTTGCCTTTAGTCAACTTGCGTTGGACATTACTAGCATCCACAACTATAAAAAAGTCACCATCACCATCTGTGGTGGAAGTAGCTAACTCTGACAAATCTACATTTATAGTGACAGTGGCCGTTTCTGAGCCACCTCCGGATACATCAATAGCACTACCCGCTGTAATATCCTCTACATAATTGCCAGTTGTGTCCGTGCCTAATGCAACAGAGTTTGCTTGGATAGTAGTGGAAAGCGTTATATTGCTTGTACCATCGAAACTAACTCCGGAAGCCACTACATCGCCACTCAAAGCAATGGTACGACCTGTAGCCAATGCTGTGGCCGTAGCCGCATTACCCGTGATATCAGAAGAGATGCTGGCAGGAAGCCGTGCATCGGCTACTGTCCCACTAGCAAGATTGCTGGCATTTAAGTTGGTCAGCGCACTACCATTAGCGGCAATGATGTTATCACTACCGTCAAGGAAAACGGATTTATCAGCGGGATAGGTGATAAATATTTCTTTGGCTGAAGACGAGAAACTAACTTTTGAACCTGAGTTTGTGCTGGCTAACACCGTAGTTCTTTGCAAAGTGTTTGTGCCAGAGACATAAGTACCAAGCCCTACTTCATAATCAGAACCATCCACACAAGCATAGTAAGTAGTATCGCTATTAGACAAAGCAGAACTAAAGGCAGAAAAACCCGTTTCCGCCCCACCTAATACAAAATCCGTTGTACCAGAGGTCGCAGTCGTTTCTTTTATTCTATCCGCAATGACAAGAGCCATTTTTACCCCCTACTTAGGCAATGCGGATGATAGCGTTACTTGCATCCGCAGTTGGGAATTGAATAGTAAAGTCCCCTGCGGTGGAAGTTTTGTCACCACCAAAAGCAAGAACAAGTACCGAGTCCGTCGTGCCAGAGCCACCAGCAGTCGTGGTGTTATAAATAAGAGCACCATTTGCTGTGACTGTCGCTGTGCTAAAAGTAAGATCAGCAAAGTCTGTAAGTGCTGTTGTGCCACTTGTGGTAGGGGTGACGTTAGTCAACGCCGCACCGCCAGCAGTATACCCTGTACCACTTGCCTCATTACTCGTGCTATAATTAGCTGTAGCGGCATCTAAAGATGCACTACTGGTAAACAGAGCAAGTTTAAAAGTGTGACCTGAAGAGGTCGTAAAGTTATGTTTCGCTTGGAGTAGTCCCTGTTTAAAGGAAGTACACAATGCTTGGGTGATAGCCATCAAAATCTCCTTATCGCTTCAGCCAGTTCAGGATGACCTGCATCCAATAATTTATTATATACCGTAGTTCTATCACTTCGAATAGCCTCCCGCATATAATATGCCACAACTTTTTCCATATGCTTTTGGAAAGCTCTGGCTTGGTCTCGTATAGCTGGGGGTGCGGATTCTGAGACCGAAATTAATTTATTTACGCACCGCTCTGCGACTTCATCAGGGGTAAACCCCCGATTCTGGGTCGTTTGCACCGTTACAATCGGTGTTTCAGGAAGATTTAAATCAGCCTTAAACATTATGCCTTTTGCCTCATTAACATTCCTTGACGATAAGCGTCAGTAACCTCGAGGGCTTCCCCGAAGTTTTTCAACCTACCGATAGCCTCAGTAAACATTTTTTCATATTGCTGAAGCACATCAGCTTCGCCTTTCATAAAAGTATACGCTTCTAAGAGACTTCCGTAAAGAAGAGCTCTATCTGCATTTATGCTGAGCCATGTTGTTCCACCATCCGCACCAGCAGTGAGGCTGTTTGGTCGGTACATATAATGCAACTCAGCGGTATAGTTATCATTAGGGGTAGGCGCGATAACCAAATTGCTTACATCAAAATAAGCATAGTATTTTGGAACACCTGTTGTAGCAGGGTTAGGGTTTACTTCCTGAATAAAGTTCACATCTTTGTACAATAAAAAGACATGATTGCTAGAACTAATGACAGACAAAGACAACGGCGTTAAAAAATCCGTAGGTACAGCAAGGAATTTATTACCTGATGTCATAGACCCAGTGGCGTTTTTACGGAAAAACTCAAGTTGCACAGATTTGAGGATACGCTCTTCTGCCCCTCGGATAAAATCATCAAGATGGTTAACAAAAGTAGTTTCTTGGTTTTCTGTATAATCCTGAATAGCTGTTTTAAGCTGTGCGTAGGTAAAACTCATGATACTGACACCGTAACTATGCCCACAGAAGTTATCATCTGTAAGGGGGCTGTTTCATTAAACACCGATTCTCCCACTTGCACAACCAGAGGTTCTTTACGGTCTACCCGAGGCTTGTGTATCGCTTGTGGGTCTGTTGGTGTAAAGATAGGGTCTAACTGTGGGTGCTTTGTTTCAAAACACTCAGGGCATACCTTATGGCCGTTCCATTCCTCACGCATTTCAAGATATGGGTATTGAAACCCACACCTATCACAAATAGCCTGAGAATATTTACCGACTGCATATGCCATTATATGAACCCGTAATAATCTCGGCGTGGGGTAAGCGTAAGATTTGCGCGATCTACATCTTCGTATGCCGCCCGTTGGAACTCTTCTTCGTACACTGCTTTCAATAACTGCATACGATCAGGGGCTTTTTTCATAGAAATGTAATACGCAAGACCTGCGGCTAAACACGGATAAAACCTAAACGGTACTTCTATCGTATTTGTATAATCATCGGCATCCTGGATACGGGTCAACCTATCATATACAAAAGTATATGATTGATCAGGTGTAGGCCATATGTTCAAAACAGGGGTAATCGAACGATCTATATACCACTGCACAGGCTTTGCTTGAGATAGTTTGCTAGGGATGTTGATAAACTCATCGCGACTCACCCTATTAATGGTAACATCGGATTGGGTAGACTCCCCTGCATTTGTACGAATAACAGCACTTAATACATCAATCGTATCTGCATCAAGATTATAACTGTTTGTCCCCGCAACCAAAGACACGGTGCTTTGCTCAATTGTCCAACGATTTAAACCACGGTTAGCCCAATCAGCAAACAAAAGGTTAAGCGACCTCTTCGCTGTAGTAAGGTCGTATCCTGTGCGGACAGACATACCACAACGCTCAAATGCTTCTTCAATGTAATCACTTACATCTAACTCAAAGTCCGTAGAACCAGAGGTCGCCATACCTTACTCCTTATGAGTGCGGACCTTTTACCATTTTGCCACCGTTTTTCATCTTTTTGCGCTTGCCGCCCATCATGCCGCCCTTTGACTTCATCATGCGCTTGCCGCCCATCATGCCGCCCTTTGACTTCATTGTGCGACCACCTTTTGCGTAACCTTTTTTCTTTTTCATACTCTACTCCTTGTTGGCATAAAGATTGTTAAAGATCTGATTTACATCCATTGTATAGTCTAAATCAGATTTTGAATAGTGAATGTGTTGAGAAGGCTTGAAGTCAGGCGCACCATTGCCTGTTTCAAACCATGCAGGGTGTGTAACTCTAACCCTGTTGTTAGGTAAAGCTACCATATTTCCTGTCCATTCGCCAGCGTCTAAGAGTTCTAAAACATGGCTCTGTTTATGCTGGGCGGGATCATCAGCTACTTCACTATCTGTATAGTCTACCGTAAAATAGTATTTAGCTGGGAAAAAATCGCCACCTATTTTAGCCAACCACGGACAAGGTTGCGCTCTATTAATAGAATAAACAGCGTGTGTTCTTGACATACAATCCCAAGGTTGTGCCTGATGCACATCCATAGGTGAAGGCCACTCATCAAAAGGTGTGTCTCCCACAAGGGCGGTTATAGGCATTCTAGCCCACATAGCCCCACCGTGGACGTTTTCTTCACCGTCATCTGCTTCGTAACCTGTGAAAATAACTTGAAAACTTAAACACCTATTAGGTAGAGTAGTCACGGCTACCGCCATAGCGGATAAAAATTCACCATGATATTGCTCGTGATTACAGGTGTATTCTTTTCTAACCCAACATTTAAAATATGGAATATTGCTTTGTAAAAAACTCATGTTTTCTTTTTAGACGGCTTTTTCTTTTCTGGTTTTTTGCCCTTACCAAAAATATGAGCATCAACCTTTGCCGCCTTACCTCCCGTTAAGACACTGTTTACACGAGCCATCGCCCATTGGTTAGGCGTAGCTCCCGGACGATGTCCTGTTCTGTACGCCGCTAGACCTTTATTGTATACACGCTGGAGCTGGCCAGCCGTTACTTTCTTACCTTTTTTGCGAGCCGCCTCTGCTTTGTTAGCTAGAGCCTTTTTTACGCTTGGATTTAGTGCCATTTTTCTTCCTTTTAGCCGCAGTAATTATATCTGCACGGGTGATCTTTTTGCGAGGTGGGGCAATAGCGGCAAGCCGTTTTTGTTTTGGAGTGTATTTGCTGTAAGGCATTAGGCTTTCCTCTTCGTAGTGCCGAACTTTTTACGAAATGCTTTTGTGTACTTGGATTCCTTAGTTTTTCTTCTAACTCCAGAGCTCTTATAATCGCTAGGGAAAACATATGCAGAGGAATCCTTTGAAGACTTTTTAGCATTTCGCTGTATTTCTTTTTTACGCTTGGCCTTATCAGCAGAACTAAGACCAGCTAAATATTTGGCAGGGATTTTACGCTTCTTTTTCTTTTTAGAAGCGGGAGCTTTTTCTATTTGCTTTCGCATTTGTCCCCG